CGATCCGCGACATCATCACTAGTTTTATAAAACCAAGAAGCTCCATATTTTTGTATTGGTACATCTGAATAATTTCCATTCCCGTTAACCCATGATTCAGATACTGGAAATGCTTTTATTGTATATGTATGTAACAAATCCGTTGCGGCAGCTGCTCTTAAAACAACATGGGCAGATGCAGAATTTGTATTGTTACCTAAAGGTGGTATTTTACCAGAAACTATAGATGCCGATAATGTATTTATCTGTGTTCCGAAATCTAATAAAAATCTTGAATTATATGTATTGGATTGTATTACATTATTTAATTTTGAACCTGAAGCTATTTTTACTAATTCCAGTATTTGGTCTATACCCGTATTTTGTTCTGGGTATTTTTCATATAATGTTGTATCTCGTTCTGCGTAAAAAACTCTAATCATAATTTAATTCTATGGTTTTACTGCTCTACCTCTAATATCCTTATTTGGATATTTTATTTCAAATATGCAAGGGTCTAAAGATGGATATATAATTCCATGCTTTGTAGCCACTTCAAAGTCATATACATTATTTGAATAAGGACCGTTAGCTTTATTAAAAATCTCTAAAGTAGGTATACTTTGTACACCTTCTATCAAATTTAATTGATTAATTACTGCAGATATATCAATTGATCCATTAATCTGCATTTTATCATTATGGAACATTTCTTTTATTTTATTAATACATTCTAATAATACTTCATTACTATTATTTTTTGGTTTAGGTATGACTTCAAAATCTACACCAATATTAACTATAAAGGCTGTTTTACAATTTATTGCATCTGTTAGCATTCTATATTGTGACAAATATGTTCTTATATTTTCTTTAAGTGCTTGATTTGCTGAAATAAATCTACCATCTGAATTATATGCTAACAGATATAAATTTAATGCTAATGGATTTTGTATTGTATCTCTAGGATAATCTTTATCACTTGTATCAATTTGTTGATCTCCGACTATATATGCTTTAGCTATCGATCCAAATTTTGCCGGTAGTGCATACACACGTGCTATATAATCTTCTCGTGTAATACATCTACTCTGTGCTGCAAATGCTGCCATTGCATTTTGACGTATACTATCTAAATCTTGTTGTGCACCTCCACCTACTGCGGGCTCTGGATTTGTAACTGCTAATGTATCTTTTGTATCACCTAAATCAACTTCTGCTATTTCACTTAAATAAGTAACTTGATTGACAGTATTAATTGCATTAACACCCACATTATCAGCCAATGCTCCTCCAATCGTATATGTAACAGTTAATGTTGTATTCTGTGGTGCCAATCCATATGTACTAGTATACAAAAAATTTGAAGGATCGATAGTATCTGTAGTAGTACGTTTTAAATATTCTAATCCAGATCCTACATTTTTTGGATTAGGTATGATTTCTTCATCGGCATCTGATGAAACACCAGCACCAAATTGTATTTCTAATCGTCCATCTTCTCTTAATCTAGTAACAAATCTTCTAGCTGTTCTTTTTAATTTTAAAATATATGGAACTGTCGATCTATATTGTGATAGTTCTGGGTCATTAAATGCTATATTTTGTATATCTTCAAATATTGTATCTTGAGCTAAATAATCAACTTGTGCCCAATTCTTTTTAGATGAATCTTTGATTGAAATTATATCAACAACATTAGTCTCATCTAAAACTATTTTATCATATGGCTTAGGATTTTGAAATGTAAACTCTTGCGTTTTTACTTCTCCGGATGTCATTGCAACTTGTTTTTTAAGTAAGTATCGCGCGACCTCCCCAGATGTATTAAGTTCATAAACTGTTACCTCCGGATCTTGATTAAAATCTACAGGCTCAACTGAACGAAATTTTATTCCTTGATCGGTAGAACATTGCATATCAGATGCTATAGTTAATGCATAATCCATATCAGGTGCTGCATATGCACCACTACCCGAAGCTGGTACTAATTGAAATACATCTGTTTTAACATTTGCCGGAGTATTTCTTTTTGTATGATATCCAAATAATCTTGCAAGATTTAATATATTTGAACTTTCTCTTGCAGTTGATAATAACGATTCTCTAAATGATTGGTCTGTATAATAATTTAAAACGTCACCTACATATGCTGACATTTCAATAAACATCATACCAGGTGATGATTCATTGAAATCTTGATATGTTTTAGGATAATAATTTTTTGCAAAATTAATTAGATTCTGTCTATATTGTGCAAAATCTTTATTTAAATATTTAACATCCTTTTTTACTAAATCTGCCATTGTTCAATCCCTTTTAATATCCGCCTCCAAAGCCGCCACCGGAGCCTCCTAAGTCAAATACTGTATTTTCTCCTACTGTACTAACTTGTGATAAAGTTCGACCTGTATCTTGTTCAGCATCTGTGACTTGAAATGTATTTTCTGTTGCCAGTATATTAATTACCATATTCGCTCCGGTTGTAGTCACTCGAAAATGTAATCTTATTGTAAGTGAATGTTTATCATCACTTGATATCATATCTAATCGTCTAATATTAATATATGGCAACCAATATGCAATATCTTTTTGTATTGTTGATTCTAATGATGATCTTAAATCTGCAGTATTATTATCAAATAAAACTTCTCTAATTCTTGTTCCAAAATTAGGTTGCATAAATCTTTCACCTTTAAAGGTTAGTAATAAATTTTTTAAATTCGATAATACTTGTTCTTCTGTTGTATATGTTTGAGCAAATACTTGTCCTCCTCCACGCGATCCGGATGCATAATTAAGTGCATCTCCAAAATATGCTCCTCTATAATGTTCACTTACTGCAATAGATGATTTATTAAAAGGCAATGGTATTCCTATCGCGACTTCAGGAGTCTCATTGATAGGTTGGTATTGATAGACCGGTCTTTTATTGATTGCCATTATCTTCTACCCTTAGCTTTATTTTTTTTATTTATTGCCTTCATTAATCCACTATAATCTTTTGTTATCATATCTATTGTTTTAGCAACATTTTCATTTTGCATATCAACAGGTCTACCATTTGTATCATGTTGTACTAATGGTGCCTGTACCATATTTGATGTTCTCACATCTCCCATTGTTGGAAAAGTTTCTTGTTGCATTACTAATGGCCCTTCTCTCATACTTGCAAAATCAGCTGTCCCAGCTGTTTCATTTAATATATCATTTAGCATCGGATTTTGACTAAATGTTTTTTTTGTGTTACGTACAGGCCTCTCAATCGTTTCATGTAAGTCTATGCCATGCGACATAACTTTCTTATGATTTGTAGATGACTCTGTTAGTATTTCTTTAACGGCTGCCCGTACTTCTTCTCGTATAACTCTCCGTAATACTTTAACGAATGATTTAGAACTCATATAGCTTCTCTCTTTGATATAAATATGAAATAATCATAAATTAGTCTAGGTTACTTTACCTAATCCTTTACCTATTCCAGGCCCTGCTCCCTTACCCGGAGTAATAGTTGCTCCTGCACCTGTTGCTGGGTCGGTTACAACACCCTGTCCGGCAGCATTAATAGTAGTGACTGCTGTTGCCACAGCTGTTTTCACATCCCCAGATCTTACAAATCTATCAACAGCGGCTGCAACATCTTGTGCAAACTGGTCTATCCCTTCTGCCTGATCTCTAACTTCTTCTCCTTCCTTTTCTCCCTGTCGTTGAAGAGCCGATTTTAAATCTTGCATTAATCCTTGTTTATCTAAAGGCATATTTTATTCTCCTATTATTGATGCATCTTTTCTATTTCTTCTTGTATTTCTTTTAACCTTTCAAGAGCACTAGACTTACCGGTTGGTCCTGATGGTGTTGCATATCGTTCAATTCCATCAGCTAGGTCTACACATACCTTTAACCATTCTTCGATTTGTGTAAAATAATGATCTGCATCTATCTGCCATGCAGGTGTTACAAATTTTATATCCTTTGCAGATATTAATATTAGTTCATCTTTTCTTGTATTAAATATCATTCTTTCAGATCCTATAATAACTTGCGACTCTTGATAATCTACTAACGGCGTAGGTTCTTCAGGCGTTTGTCCAATATTTGGTTGTGCTAATTCAAATCTTTTTATTTTTTGTTTTGATGTTAGATATATAAAACTTTTATCATCATTTGGTTCTTCAATTTTATAATATGGGTCATATGTATCTTCACCTGAATATCCATCTAATAATCCTTTAACTTCGCATGTCAACGCTATAAATGGATCTCCTGCTGCTTCGCCTTCCCAAAATGGTTCTTCTTTATACTTATCTAATTCTAAATGAGTACTACTAAATCTTAAGATAGAGCCAAATCTAGATGCTCTAATTGTATCTCCTTGAAATGGTTGTATAGGTAATACTTCTTTCTTTTCAAATGATATTTGTTTAGGCTCGGAGCCTGGACTAACTTTTGATATCCCATCTGAACTATAACCTCTTCCGGACACTTGAGAATCTTGTATAAATGGCATTATTGTATTATTAACTATACCATGTGCATTTACTAAACACATATAATACCATTTATATTGATTTAATTTTTCTGCCTTACCATCAATAGCATTATAAACTATAACTTGTTCACCATATAATGGTATATTCAACATTGTAGGATCAGCTGGCGTAGCCCATACCTCCGAGGATGTAGTCATTTCCTTTCCTCTGAGTCGTATACGTATTGTACCAGGTGGATGGTCTAATCCATCTTCATCTTGATATTTATCGAAAAGTGTATGATCCTGTTCAGGTTCTATCACTTGACAAATCTGTAGGGCTAGTTGTGATACTGCCATCGTTGTTTATCTCCGCTTTGTTTGTTTCTTTAATATTTTCTAGTTCTGATTCAGCTTCTTCCATTAGACGTTGTCTTTCATCATCTGATAGACCAAATTCATTGCCATCATCTTCTTTAGAATTTGCAGATACTAATCGTTGAACGATTGCAGCTAATTTAACTAGTGCATCATCATTCTTAACTGATACTTCTACATAATCTTTAATCATAGGAACTATAACAGATGCATCTCCTATATTTTTAATCATAGGTTCTAAACTTTTAATTAATGTATCTATTTGCCGCGACTTCTTTTTTGAATTATGATATACATCACGCATCAAATCTGAAAAATTAGTTCCTTTAAATAATTCGAATTCTTGACTCATAATTTATCCTTTTATATAAATATGAGTATCTAGGGTTTAGGCTATCATATGACCGGATTTGGTATATGTCCCGAACATCTTTGCATAGTCTCTTTTCATTACATTAAGAACTTTTGTAATGTTTTGAGTCTTAAGTCCAGTTCGTTCTCTTATAAGAATATAAAGAGCTTTTTTATTGAAGTTTTCTATATTTTCTCGTATTCTGAATAATTCTAATATTGTATCTGCTACAATAATATCTCTTTTGTTTGTGAATATAGAATTCATATTATGATCATACCACTTAACCCATTGATCGGTAAAATCTTTAAGACTTTCTTGATGATCTGATAATGCAACTTCTGCAGATATATTTCTTCTTTCATCAATTATTTCAGTACCCATACGTTGTTTCATTTTAGCATAGTTCGTATTATTTTGTATTATCAAATAATTTTTAGCTATAATAGAAAAATATGAAAAGGCTTTACCTTTACCTTCTTGAAATTTACCAATCTTTTGTACTAGGAATGCAACTACTTCTGCTTTAACATCTTCATATGGTACATCAAAATATGAAAATTTAAATGTATGATAAATGTTTTCTACTAATTTATTAAATGGATAATTTATATGATCTTTAAATACTCGATTTCTTTTACTCCAACTAGGTTCAGTATTATATGCAATAATTGCTTGGTCCGCAACATATGTAAAATATTGTTTTTTAGTTGGTTTACGTCCTCTTTTGACACGAGGTCCATTATCTTCAAGATCTTTTAATTCGGCAGCTAGCCATATGTAAAATTTATCTACTGGCGATTCACCTTCTTTATATTCGATTTGTATTTCTTCTATTTCTGTCATTAAAATCCTTTATTTAAGTCATCTGTCACGTCTCTAATAATCTTAAACGATTCGCCTATTTCATCAGAAGCTTCAAATGCTCCTATACGA